AGAATCTGGATATGACCATATGGCAGATGCTCTTGGTTATCTTATCTGGAGAGAATTTAATCCTTTGTTTGCACGTGCAGGGCGACCAACAGGAATTAGAATATATTAAAAGTAATGATACTATGAGGAAAAACTGTGTATAGCTCTTTAAATATTTACAACCAACCTATAGCACAGGCTGTATCAACTGTTGAATCACCAAATGCGGCATATCAACGCATGGCACAGTTTTGGGATTTGATAACAGACTTGAAAGAAGGCACATACAAGATCAGAAGTGAGCATAGAAAGTACTTACCACAAGAGGCACGTGAGACTGATGATTCCTATGACGTAAGGTTATCAAGATCAACTGTTGTTCCTTACTTGCAACGAATTGAGAAAATGCTGGCTGGCATGATAACAAGAAAACCTGTAAGGCTTGATGATGTATCTGACTTAGTAAGAGAACAGTTATTTGATGTTGACCTTGAGGGTAACGATCTCAATGTCTGGTTATATGAAACAGCAAGGACAGCAATATCATTTGGTCATGTTGGGGTGTTGGTAGATGCACCAAAAGAAGGAGACAAGACCAGACCTTATTGGGTAACTTACAGTCCTAGAAATATTCTTGGATGGAGGAGTGAGGTTATAGATGGTGCAAGACAACTCACGCAGTTAAGGTTGTTGGAGAATGTTGTAGAACCTGATGGAAAGTATGGGGAGAAGCAAGTAAAGCAAATAAGGGTTTTAGAGCGTGGTCGTTATGAGATTCATAGAAAAGATAAAAAGAATAGTGAATATAAATTATTTGATGAGGGTGAAATGAGCCTTAAGGATAAGATTCCCTTTGCTGTTGCATATTCCAACAGGGTAGGTTTTTATGAGTCACGCAGCCCCTTGTATGACATAGCGGAGTTAAATCTTAAGCATTATCAGATTCAATCAGACTTGGATAATATTTTACATATTAGTTCTGTACCTTTACTTGCAGTCTTTGGTTATCCAAATGCTGATGAGATAACAACAGGCCCAAGTGAAGCTTTAGCCTTGCCACCAGAATCAAGGCTTGAATATGTAAGCCCATCAGGAGATAGCTATGACAGCCAGTTTCAAAGGCTTGGTGATCTTAAGGAACAGATCAACACATTATCACTAGCTGCGGTACTAGGGCAGAAGTTAGTAGGAGAATCAGCAGAGGCTAAGAGAATAGATAGATCACAGAATGACAGCACAATGATGGTCATTGCTCAACAGATGCAAGATTTGATTGATAACTGTCTAAGATTTCATAGCGAATATCTTAATGAACCTAACGCTGGAAGTAGTTTTGTAAATAGAGACTTTGTTTCTACAAGATTAGAACCACAGGAGATAACAAGTCTATTAACATTGTTTACTGCTGGCA